TACTAATCTTGCAAACATGTTTATTGACGGTGCTAATATGGCGATTAAAGCGATTAACTGGGTTATTGATGCCCTAAATAAAGTGCCAGGGATAGACATTGGTAAGATGAGTGAGGTTAGCCATAGAACGTCCATTGTTGCCGATTATAGCGGTCTGAAAAGCTATATTGATAACTGGGTAGGGGAAACTCCAGAAAACTACTGGGAAGCTCCTAGGATTGAGTATAAGTCACCATTCGATAATATGGTCAATGCCTATAACTGGGGTGCTAATCTGTTTAGTGGATTTGATCTAAGTGGTTCATCTTCTGGTCAAGCGTTTGATATGAATGAGTTATTAAATACTTTTGGAAATGGATTAGGCGGGCTTCAAGACGCTGTTGATGCAGGAAACGGTGCTGGGAAAGATACTGCAGGTAATACAAAGAAACTTGCTGATAGCGTTAATATGGCAGCTGATGATTTGAAATACCTAAAAGACCTCGCTGAAAGAGAAGCCATTAATCGATATACAACAGGTAATGTTAAAATCGACGTTAAAAATGACAATCATATTAGTAATGATATGGATATCGACGGAATCATTGATCGTTTTGCTGAAAAATTAGAGGGAGCAGTAAATATGGTATCTGGAGGAGTTGATAGCGGTGTATAACCTCTTCTTAGATGGTGTACAGTTTCCCGTTGCACCTTCGAGAATAACTACAAGAATTAATAATAAAAACGAAACACTTATCCTCATGAATGAAGGGGAAGTAAATGTTCTAAAGAAGCCAGGACTAACGGATATTGAATTTGAGGTATTACTCCCAAATGTCAAATATCCGTTTGCTGTTTATCCAAGCGGTTTTCAACCAGCGACACATTATTTAGAAAAACTTGAACAACTAAAAGTTAATCAAGCACCTTTTTCTTTTATAGTGAATCGCTTAATGCCAAATGGGAATCTATTGTTTGACACAAACATGAAGGTTTCTTTAGAAGAATATGAGATTCAGGAAGATGTGGAAGAGAATGGGTTTGATATTGTTATATCAGTAAAACTCAAACAATATAGAGCTTACGGAAATAAAAAACTAGTCATTAAAAATGAAACCACTACAACTAAACAAGCTACAGTCGAAACGCCCCGTGATACAACTAATACTGTTACTGCAAAGACTCATAAAGTTGTAAAAGGTGACACGCTTTGGGCGATATGCAAAAAGTATTATGGAACTGTAAGCAGGTCAATGACAAATGAACTTGCTAAAAAGAATGGGATTAAAAATCCCGATTTGATTTTTCCTGGGCAGGTGATAAAACTTGAGTAAATGTAAATTATATATACTTGCATATAATCAGATTTTTGAGTGTCCTATTGAGGAAGGTATCGTTTGGGAAACTCGTCGAAAGGGCACGCCAGGAAAACTTACCTTCAACGTATTAACCGGTGACGGATTAATGTTTCAAGAAGGACATGCTGTACGATTTGATTACGATGGGCAAAATATCTTTTTTGGATTTATTTTTACAAAGAGTCGTTCAAACAATCGTATTATCACGGTTACAGCATATGATCAGCTACGATATTTTAAAAACAAAGCAAATTATACCTATAATGCAACTTCAGCTGTAACAGTACTTAAATGGATTGCTAGGGATTTCAACTTACAACTTGGGAACCTTGACGATACTAAGTATCAAATTCCATCACGTTCTGAGGATGATCAAGAACTCTTCATAATCATGGATAACGCTTTAAGTGAGACTACAAAAAATACTAATGAGATTTATATACTATATGATGATTACGGTCTATTGAACTTAAGAAATGTTAAATCACTTCAATTAGATATTTTAATTGATGAAGAGTCTGGAGAAAATCTGGAGTATACGTCTTCAATTGAAGAGAACACCTACAATAAAATCATGCTTGTTCGAGAGAATAAAAAATCTGGAAAACGTGAGATTTTTATTGCTCAGGATTCTGCAAATATGAACAAATGGGGTGTTCTTCAATACACTGATAAAGTGGATGAAAATGAAGATGGCAACTTAAAAGCTATTGCTATGCTAAAACTATACAATCAGAAGTCTAGAAAACTTCATATAAATAAAGTTTTCGGAGATGTAAGAGTACGCGGAGGCTCTACTATTGCTGTTCAAATGTACTTAGGCGATTTAACAATCGCTAATTTTATGATGGTTGAAACGGTAAAGCATACTTTCTATGAATCTGATCATCGGATGGACTTGAGTTTAATTGGTGGTGAGTTCGTTGCGTGATATAGTTGATATCCTAAATATTATGAAAGCAAACGCAAAAGATGTACACGATAATGCTAAGCCATGTAATATCGTGTACGGCACTGTAACAGCAATAAATCCTTTACTCGTTAAAGTGCATGAGAAGTTAACTTTATCAGATAAACAGTTAAAACTAACAAGATCGGTAATGGATTATGAAGTAGAAATGACTTTAAATGGGGCTAAACAAACCTATAAAGTTCATAATGCATTAAGCAATGGTGACAAGGTCACTATGATTCGAGCGCTTGGAGGACAACAATATTTGGTTATAGATAAAGAGGTGGTTTAATGATTCCACAAATTGTAGCAGAAAATGATGATTTAACTTTAGACTTTGAGGAAGTAGTTGAACCGTCCCTTACTTACAAACTTGATTTTACAACAAAAAGAATTTCTGGGTTAATTGATGGTAGGGATGCAATAGAACAAGCGATTTATAAAAAGCTTGATACAGAAAGGTATGAACATGTAATTTACTCATGGTTGTACGGTTCAGAATTACATTTGCTACCTGGTCAACCTATACCTTTAGTTTACAGTGAGATTAAAAAATTCATAACCGAAGCATTAACACACGATGATCGTATCGAAAGTGTTGATGCTTTTAATTTTGCCAAAATGAAAAATAAAGTAAGTGTTTCATTCACTGCTTTTACGATTGCAGGAGCTATCGACATTACGAAAGAGGTGAGCGTGTGATGTTTGAAAACGAAACCTACGAAAATATATTAAACAGAATGTTAGCACGCTTTCCCCCAACTTTTGATAAGCGAGAAGGCTCTGTATTGTGGGACTTACTGAGTCCAAAAGCAATCGAACTAGCACAAGCATATGAGGCTCTAGATAACGTATTAAACTTCACTTTTGCTTCAACAACATATGGAGAGTATTTGGATGAAAAAGTGAAAGAGAGAGGCATTGAACCTCGTAAGTCGGGTAAAGCGAGCGGTCCTTTACTTATTAATATTCCTTCAGGTACTGAAATTATAGCCGGAACTAGAGTTTCAACAAATGACCAAGTACCAATTTATTTCGTAACGAAACAATCAGTTGTTTCTGTAAATGGTAGTGCAACCGTAACTGTGGAAGCGGAAGAGATTGGTGAACAAGGAAATGTACTTGCTGGAGCGATAAGTATAATTTATGGAGACTTAGCAAGTGTGGCAACAGTAATCAATCCAGAAAGCTTAACAGGTGGAATTAATGAAGAGTCTGATGAAGAATTACTTAAACGCTATCTTGCTGATGTGAGAACTCCTTCTGCTTCTGGAAATAAATATGAATATGTAGAGTGGGCAAAAGAAGTGCCAGGAATTCAAGATGCTCGATGTTACCCTAAGTGGAATGGACCGGGTACTGTAAAAGTTGTTGTAGTAAATAGTAAGAAACGAAGTCCATCTGCGGAATTGCTGAATCAAGTCTATGAACATATTGAAGCTAAAAGGCCTGTGCTAGCAGACGTAACTGTTGCCGGGGTTGATGAAGTATCAGTTGATATTTCTGTAAAGCTTACTTTAAAAGCAGGCAGTGAGTTAGAGGCTGCTAGGACATCTTTAATTTCAAATACTGTATCTTACTTTGAATCTATTGCCTTTGAAGATACAACAGACTATATGGTTCGTTACACATCGATAGGTAACGCCATACTAGATGCAACTGGAGTTCTAGATTACAGTGATTTGAAGATTAATAATTTAACATCGAATATAGCATTAACAGAAACAGAAGTTCCAGTGATTGGTGCAGTAACTATCACTATTGAATAGGAGGAATTGAAATGTCTGCAATGAGTAATTATCTAGAAAATGCATTAGTAAATGCAGTATTAAGAGGGACAAGTTACACTTCACCAACAACAGTGTACCTTGGATTATTTACAAGTAACCCAACTGATGCAGGTACGGGAACCGAAGTGAGTGGAGGCGCATACGCACGAAAAGCTATTACATTTAGTGCTCCATCAGATGGTGTATCAACAAGTTCGGCTGATGTACTGTTCCCGGTAGCAACAGCAGCTTGGGGAACGGTTACTCACATTGGTATTTTTGATGCATTAACAGGTGGAAACCTTTTATTCCATGGAACCCTAATAAATTCAAAAACAATTGCTGCTGATGACCAATTAAAAATTGCTGCAGGTGATGTAAGTATTACACTCGCATAATTAAAGGAGTGTTAGAAAATGGCTGAAATTACTATTGATCCGTTATCTCTCGTAGGTAGCGGATTTTTAAATGTAAACACTAAGAGAATCGTTAAAAGTAGTTCATCGAGTATCTCTTCAGCAAATGTAAGTGGTAAATCAATACTTCTTATTAAAACGAGAACTACCGTTAGTTCGACTGGAACAGTAGCTTCAACAAAAGCTAATTTAATTAAATATATTTCTAGTAATCAAAGAGCGGTGGCTACTGCGAATGGAGTACCAAAAAAGTATAAAACAGTTAGAGCTTTTTTATTAGCTGATAGCAAGCTTGAAGCCTTTAATTTTGACCGTGACGTTCAGGCATCCTTTGAAAACTATTTACCAAAATTGTACCAAGAGTTTGAAGATATTACGAAAATGATGCAAGTTGAAGCAAACGAGATTACTAGGTTAATGGCAATAATTAATAGCGTGATTGACCAAGCCTATCCAAATAGAGCTACATATACACTGGATCGCTGGGAAAAAGAATTAGGAATCACTACAATTCCACAACGTTCTGAAACATCTCGTAGACATTTCATCAATGCAAAACTTAAAGGTGTAGGAACAGTAACAAAAGACCTTATAAACGATATTGTAAATTCGTTTTACTTTTCAGAGGTTACAGAAGTACCAAGCGAAATAAAAACGAAAATAAAGCTTCTTGGTAAACGGGGTATTCCAAAAAATCTAGAGGATATTAATGCTGCTGTTACGGATGTAATACCAGCTCATGTAGATCATGAATACGAGTATACGTATCTTACTTGGGGTGAAGTTGAGCAAGCTGGTCTGACATGGGAAGAAGCAAATAGCTTTACGCATGAACAAATTGTAAAAACATTTTTAATTGATCCAGGATATCCATATGAAAATTGAGGTGAATTAAATGGCAACTGGCGGCAGAACAGAAAGATTAGGACTAAATAAATGGGGACCAAAAGACCCACTTTTTTATCAAGAATGGAATGATAACTTTCAAAAAATTGATGATGGGCACAAACAGGTTACCGAACAATTAACAGAAACTAATACAAAGAAAGCTGACAAAACAGAAGTAAACATTTTAGCTACTGCAAAAGCAGATAAAACATATGTTGATACAGAATTAGCCAAAAAAGCAACTCCGACTGACATTACAAACGCGATCACCTCAAAAGCGGATAAAACAGAAGTAGCTGTTGAGAGAGCAAGAATTGATAGCTTTACTAAATTAGCAGCAGGTAGTACTACAGGAGATGCAGAATTAATTGATGCTCGTGTTGATGTAGATGGTGTTACTTACGCTAATGTAGGTGGAGCGGTAAGAGGACAATTTAACAAATTGAAAACTGGTTTAGGTAAATATTATTTACAAGAGATAGTTATGACAAATGGATATAACATTAATTTGAGCATAGGTGTCGGAAATGTAGTATCGTTAACACCAGAAAGCGTCGCTAGTTATAGATATGCAGTTGTTGATTGTGTGGAGGGCGATACATTTACGATTAACGGTGTGGGTGGGGAAAACCCTAGATTGTGGGGTTTCATTGATTCAGATAACAAACTCTTATCAGTCGCAAATAGAGTGTTAAGTGTCAACGATAACTTGATGTTAGCAGCCCCAAAGAACGCAACTAAATTAATCATCAACGATTCGAAAAGTGGAAGAAAGTCATATATCGGTTCAGATTTAACAAAGACCTCACTTAATGATCGTAAAAAGGTAAATGAATTAGAAATTAATTTAACGGAAGTACAATCATCTTTATATGGTAAAAAAATAACTATGACAGACGGGTATATTATCGCTCTTGGTGTAGGTGTCGGAAATACGGTATCACTAACACCAGAGGTATTAGCAACTTACCGTTATGCGATAGTAGATTGTGTAGAAGGTGATTTATTCACAATCAATGGGATAGGTGGGGAAAATCCTCGTTTATGGGGGTTCATTGATGATAATAATATCCTTCTTTCTGTTTCTGCAACGGGGTTAAATATTTCGAACAACATGCAGCTAGAAGCACCTAAAAATGCGAAAAAGTTGATTATCAATGATGCTAAAAGTGATAGAACGTCTTATGCCGGTTACGATTTAACAAAGATTACACGCATAAACAAAGAAAAAATTGACAATGTTGATAGTGCTTTTTACGGTAAACAAATTGAAATGAAAAACAATTATTATATCGCTTTGGGTTCGGGAGTTGGAAGTGTTATTAATATGACCCCTTTGCAATTAGGTGTCTATAGATATGCAGTTGCAGACTGTTCAGAAAATGATATGTTCATCATTAACGGTACAGGCGGGGAAAACCCTAGACTATGGGGATTTGTGGATGCTAACAATGTTCTAATAGCTGTATCAGATGCTGTTAAAACGGAGAAAGATTTATTACTGATAACTCCAAAGAATGCAAGTAAACTAATCATTAATGACCTGAAAACAGGTGGAACTTGTTACGATGGTGCTAATATCGAGAAAACACTCGCTCATACTATAATAAGTAGTAATGAATTATCTACAACTCTAAAAACTAGTAATGAAAGTTTAGCTCAAACAAGCTCAAGAGTAGCGGATCTAGGTGCAGATATTTATGAAGTAAGAAAAAATCCAAGTATGGCGATACCTGCAAAAGAATTATCCATTGGGACGGGCAACCCAACCTTTGCTACGTATACAAAAGGTGCTGCTCGTGTACCATACTGGGCGATGTCTGGTAGCGTGTCGGGAGAATCTTTAACATCTTATGTAGACGCCTTTGGTGGAGAGTGGGGCGCGGTTAAAATTAGCGCAGTTATTATGAATCCATCGGGAACGCCGATTGAAACAGATTCCGAAGTACTTCAAGCTCAAATACACCCTATCGTTTATGGACAGGCGATTGACAGTAGCTCTATTTTAGCGAATCCTGTAGTGCATAAAACTGGCGGACAGGGAGTTATGGAGAAGATTGAACTTAGTGACGTTATTAAACTAGACACATCAAATCCGTTCATTATCCTTATACATCGTAAAAGTGAAAATGAAAAAGACACAAATACTAATCCTATTGGCATTGTCTCTCTCGAAGTTACACCTGTAAAACCAATTGAATTACAGTATGCAGATAAATATAATGCATGGCCTTTCATATCTACTGTAGGTAATAAACTAGTGTGTGTATACTCTAAAGGTTTAAATCATGAAGATGGTACAACACCAGATATTTATGTGAAAACTTCAGTCGATGGAAAACGATGGTCACCCGAAAAGTTAATTATCAGCACATCTAAAGTTCGTGACACAATCACAGGAAAAGGTACAGATATTAACGGTAGTATGCTAATGTGGCTAAGAAAAGGACCTCCTGGCAAAACAGCAACTCATCATTTATATCGTACTGACAATGGAGAGACATTCGAACTCATATCAAGTCCAACATTCGCAGTAATACCTACTCACATTGGCGATATATTCCACGTTGCAAATGTTGGTTTATTGGCATTCTATAACGATGCAGCTACTTATTCGTGGGGTGTAGTGAAGAGTTTGGATAACGGTGTTACATGGACACAACTATCTATTGAAGAATCTCTTCCTAAAGAATCATGTCCAACAGAGATTAGTGGCGCTTATATAGGTAACGGTAAAATTATAGCTGTAGGACGTAAAGAATATAGCGCTACAGGCGATCCTTACGCACAATTCCAAATACAGTCATCGGATTATGGAGCTACATGGACAAAAACCCATACAAATATATCCGATATAGCGTTGAGTACACCTAGCATTGTATATAATTCATTGAACGATTTGTTAAGTCTGTACTATTTCCATAGAGGAGTAGGCGCACTTAGATTACGTACTGTGAAGGCTTCTGAAATCTGGGATAATCCGTTAAGTTGGCCGACTTCAAAAGTTGTTGCATACGGTTCAACAAACACGCAAGATACTGGAAATGTAAATGCAGTTGCATTTGGCGATAAACATATTGCAGCTTTCTATTCCGGAGATGCAACAAATACAGCTATTTATGCGACTATTGTTATGCCATAGTCAGATGATTTCGGGGATTATAGACTATATATTGAGCTGAATGTACTTGTTGATTTGAAATCTCAGTGTTATAATGACAGCTGTAAATATATTGGTATTAGGGGGATATTATGGAAAGAGATAGATCGTTTGATATGGCGAAAGGATTGGGAATTCTATTGGTGATTTTGGGCCATATACCCACGGTTCCTTATGAATTGAAAAAAATAATCTATTCTTTTCATATGCCTCTATTCTTTTTTATTTCTGGCTACTTATACAATTCTATGAAATATAATTCGTTTACATTAGTTCAATTTATTAAATCAAGATTTCATAAATTTATAGTTCCATATTTTACTATTGGTTTTATTTGCTTTTTTTTATTCGGAGTGATATATCCACTTATTCGTAATGGATATAGTACAGAATATTTGCATAGTACATTTAAATTTTTATTTGGACTACTGTACTCTAGAGGTGGTACAAGCTGGATGGCGTGGAGTTCGCCATTGTGGTTTTTAACCTGCATATTCATTTCAGAATTAATACTCTACTTTGCCTTAAAGCATTTCAAAAAACACTATCTTGTATTCCTAATTGTCGGTATTGTTGGATATTGTTATACGTTAATAATTAAGATACCTTTACCTTGGAACGTTGATGCTGCGCTAACAGCAACTTGCTTTATGTATATTGGAAATATTTGTAGAAGATTTAATCTACTTGAACATTTTAAAAATATGAAATATGTAGCAATTCTATTTGTTGTTCTAGTATTGTCAATTTTATTCAATTCACAGATAGACTTTAATCTTAGAAACTTTGGAAATATAATATTGACATATTGCGGCGGAATTAGTGGATCAATATTAGTACTTTTATTAACAAATGTGATAAAACAAAATAAGTTCTTAGAGTTTTTTGGGCTTAATTCATTGTATATGATGGGATATACGTATTGC